GCTCATTAGTAAATTTCTTTTTATCTAATGTTGATACCATGATTAGTAATCCTTTTGGTTAGCCATTTTAAAGATCGAAGCGTCTACCTTTTCTTTTTTACCTACTTTACCTGCTTCTGATCCTAAATCACCTTGCTTAACTTTTTGATTTAGATTCATTTCTAGCTTACCATTTTTAGTTTTGCCAGCATCAGGTCCAAAGTCTCCTTGATTTACTTTTTTATTAATGTCCATGTTTTCTCCTTTTTTAAAATTCAATATCACCAAAAAATTTATCTATATTTTTTGATTTTTTAGTTATCCAATTTTTTTTCTTTTTAGTTATCCATTCTTTTTTCTTTGTAATATATTCAGGTTTCTTTTCTTTCTTTTTAATATATTCAGGTTTCTCAAAAATATTACTTTTAGCAATATATTCTTCTTTTGCTTTTGAGCCACCTAAAGCAGATTTTTTAGTTATATAAGCCATAATTAATAATCTTTTTCGTCAGCTTGTTTAAATAATGATTCTTGCACATGTTCTGATCCTGACTTCGTAGGATAGTTATTATTTTGCAAAGCAACTTCAGATTCACCTTTACGAGGTGCATCTTTAGCAAAGTCAACATTCATTGACTCCCGATTTGGCTGTTTGCCATCAGGTGCTGCACCAAGATCGCCTTGATTTACTTTTGCTTTTGGATCGAATTTAGTTTCCATATTATTCCTCTATAGTTTTATTTTCTTAATTGATAGTACGTTTTTAGTAGGTATAGTGGTGTACGATCCACCTTGTTCGATTTCATGATTATCTTCAAAACTTAAGTCCGACATAATCACCGTTGTCTTTGTTGTCTCTGCCATTAACCATCCTACACTATAGCAAACTGCAGTCTTCGCTTTTTTAATTTTATTAAGATTTTCCCAATCTGATGATGAAACAATATCTTCCCATGCAACTATAACAAGTTTATAAGGAAAATTCTTTTTATCTATTTCAGGTAATTTTTCTTTTGACACTCTTAATATCCAAACATTCGATCTGCGGGGATAAATTGTGGTTTTGTTGGTGAGCTAAATCGTCTAGCATAACTTGTGTGTGTTGGTCGACTCATACACCCATAACGTAATGCATCATAAGCATGATCCTCTGCATCCGTATTAATATCTTCAGGATTATTATCGTCTAAAGGTAAGAGAGGGAATGTTCTAATTAAATTTCTACAGGTTGAAAAAATTCTAATTCCTGGTTCTTTCTTTTTATCTTCACTTACTTTTAGTCGTTTATGAATTTCTAATTTACCACTGATTCTACTTTTAGGGGTACGATCGGAAGGTCTCCATTTACAACCTACTCGAATCATAGTTTCAGCAATACTTGGTCCTATATCTCCCCGTTTTGCCCATGTGCTTGCATCTAAAACTCCATAACGGATATATTCATCTTTTTCCGCCATTAAGACTTTTCGTGCAAATACATCTGCCGTAATCTTTTGGGTATATATCTCTCGATAGATCCATAGGTTATTATCATAATCAATAGCAAACCAAAGTACACAAGCAGGAGAACTGTAGCCCCAATCGGCAGCACGAAATCTTTGCCAACCTTTAGGAATCTCGAAAGGATCCACCACGTGAATACTTTTATTAAATTCAGGAAACGCAGAATCTTCAAATGCATCCCAATCTCCTTCTAAAAATTGTTTCTTTTGTACTTCAGGTAATGATGCCAACATCGCATAATAATCATCGGTCTGCATCAAGTAGGGATTATCTTGTAATTTTGCTGGTATGAATCTTCTGGTAATTACTTTTCTACCAACAGGAGTATCAATATTAATATCAAAAGCGGTATTTGGAAAAGAAGGATCGACAAACATCTCCCTCACCCATTGTGAACCAATGTTACCTGGGTTACCTGTGGCTCGCATGAACACAGGGATATCGGGATCCACTGATCGTAAAGAGGATCTTAAAAAATTATATATATCGGGCGAAGGATATTGTGGCAGTTCGTCTATTCCGATCCATGTGTAGGATTGACCTTGGTAACGTAAAGCGTCTGTCATGTTCTCTGCGTACCCGAACTCTATTTTTGCTCCCGATGGGAATCTCCACTCTTTTTCTTGCTCTCTCCATTTTGCTCCTGGGAATGCCTTACTATATAAACGTTGAGAATGATTAATAAGATCTCTCAATTCAGGCATTGTGCGTCTAAGAAGAAGTGCTCGATGCGTTTCTCTGTGGCAATATCGTAAAGGATCTACCAACATCGCATAGGACTTACCTCCTCCTCTTGCTCCTCCGTAAAAAACCTCTCGTTCTGATGAGGCTAGAAACTCTGTTTGTGGACCTGTATTAGGTTTAAAGATAACATTTTGTTGTTTTAAATGTTCTTTAATATTAGGAGAAACAGTATCAATTATATCTTTCTCAATAATTTGAGTTTCTTTTCCTTGTAATGCAGAATTAACTTTTTTATATTTATCTTTTAAGTATTCTGCTGATCGCTTTGCGGATCTTAAACTTTGTTCTGCGGTGGCTACCTTTTTTCTAGACCGCTTTAATATCTCCTGAACCGAGTTCTTTGCTTTCGCTTTGACCGTTTTCTTGGGTTTCGGTGGTAATATTTCTTTGGATTCTTTTTCTGAGTCCGACATGTGAGATATATCGATTTGTTTTTCTATGTAACCATTCTGCTACTTCTCTATAAGAGCAGGTTTCTAAATATTTCTTTGCTTGATCTAAGGCTTCTAATTCTGAAGGAATTGATTCTAAGGATGAGGGATCGTCACTTTGTTTATATCCAAAAGGAATAATTCTAGAGACTTTCTTTATTTTCATCAATAGGTTTTACTTTCTTAATCGCATCTTTCGAAGGAAGAATAAATAAACCATGCATTGCTCTAACATTGATATCAACTTTTTCTTTCTTCGCAATTCCAATTCTATCTAGGATTTGTTTCGCAGCTTCCATACGAATACTCGCATGAGGTGTTGTTCCATCTTCTTCAAGCATATCTACCATTTTAGTAGCTGCTTTTGCTGAATGGGTTGCTAAGTAATTCTCTGCTCTTGAGACAATCTCAGATCTTAAGTTTCTAAGAACTTTAGGATACGAATGGTCTGAGTACTTTGCTAACTCCCCAGCTTTTTTTGGATCTCCTTTGGCTTCCCCGAATAATGCGTCTAGAAAACTTTCTTGTTGCTCGGTCAAGCTTTTTTTTGGAGTCTTGATTATAGTAGAATCCGTGTCTGGCATTTATTAATTCTATTAATTCTTTAAAGGGGAGATTTTTAATATACTTAGGATCGAAACTAATCAATGAAGTTTCCTTGGGCATCTGTATCTGCTAATGAAATTGCTGAACCTGTTGTTAATTGTTCATACTCTCCACCGACTTCACCTGTTCCTTCTCCTGTCTCAAACATTGCTGCAGGGTCAGTTATTCTTTTTGAAGCAACTGCTTTTTTATCATAAGGAGGTAATGCAGCCATTACTCCAGCTCCTACCCCTACTGCTTCCGCTCCTAGTACAAATTTACCCCCTCTTGTTAAACCTTCTGTGGTTACTCGTTCAAATGGATAAACATCTTTTTTTATAGTTTCTTTTGTTGTTCTCAAGAAATGAGGTACCATTGCTACATACCAAGGTCTTTCTGGAGTTGGAATATCTTTTATAACAGCAACTTCTTTTTTTGTTGGTTTAAAAGGCTTCCCTTTAGGTATTCCAATATTCTCAACTGTACTTTTTTTAAGTTTTCCTGCTTTTACTAGTTCTTTTGTTACTAAAGCTCTTCCTGTACTTCCTTCTGCAGTAATAAATTTACTTGTTCCTGTGATATTAGGAGTTATTTTTACATTAAAGAAAGATTCAATAGGATTCTTAATAGGTATATTTCCTGCTGTACGAGAAGGAGCAATATTTACATATTTACTTGTCCCTCTTGCAATAGCATTTGCATTTGCTGTTATCTCAGTAGGATTAACCTTATTGTTTTTTACTAAATTAGCTATCATCTTTGAATCAAGTACCTTTACTTGTTCTCCCTTACCTGCAAGTTTAGAGAGATCTGCTGATTTAGAAATAAACTTATCTTTACCAAAAGCTCGTTGAGCGATTGATTTAATTCGTTGGTCTCCGAGTACACGATACCCCATTCTTAGGACAGAACTTCCCCGTGTAATAATATACGGAAGAATTCGTAAACCTAAAAATATTAGTGGTGCAGCCATATGTGATTATCCTTAATGTTTAAGGGAACCCTAGGGTGTTCCCAGTTATTGGTGCAGATTAGTGATGACCCTTTGTGCATGTCGTATGCGTTGTGTTCGTGTGTGTCCTTTTAATGTGCACCTGATTCTATTATACACACGATATAGGATTTTGTCAAGCTATATTTGTAGGTGCGACAATTTGTCTTAATAAATCATTTGACAAAATCGAAAAGGAGCTG